GGATCTCAGTATATTTGGCTGACCAGATCAGAATCTGTGCAAAGACCGATAAGCGCATATCTTACGTAATCCATAATGGCATGATTGCTAGCAAGATACTTAATTTTAAGTGGCGTAAATACAAGGGCTTTAACAAACACACAAAGCACATGCATATCAGCTTTACAAAGTTAGGCGATAAAGATAGCAAGCCGTTTGATATACCACTACTAGGGGGTAACATATGAAAATAAGCAATAAGCAAAAGGCAATACTTAAATCATACTTTAGGGGTGTGCTTGTATCATTCTTAACATTCTTAGCAAGTAATGAGCTAGGACTAGATCCAGTTATATCAGTGGTAGTGGCCGCACTTGCAGGCCCAGCAGCTAGGGCTTTAGATAAAACCGATGATGCTTATGGCCTCGGTGCAGATGAAGCATGACACCGGGCGAGTGGGTCGCTTTAGCCGTTGGCGTATGCGCCGTATGTACAAGTTTATTAGTGGCTCTACGTTGGGTTATTAAATCTTACTTAGCAGAACTTAAACCTAATAGTGGGTCAAGTTTGTACGATGCCATTTCTCGCATTGACGAAAAAAGCACGAGACTTGAAGAGCGTGTCGATGATCTTTATTCTTTAATAGTTAAGCGACAATTATAGTATGGCAGATACAAGGCGTAAGCGTAAAAAGATAAATAAGCGCGTGGTGCGTAAATCACCTGAGCCATTATCTAAGTTAGATCAGCATTATATTGCGATGAATGAAATATACAGGGCTGCAAAAAAGGCAGGTTTCTCAGATTCTTGCGCTCTTTATTTTGTCTCTGATAGGGCCACAATGCCGAACTGGGTAATAGGTGATGGCGGAATCATACCTACTATTGATCCTACAGAAGAGGATGAAGATTAAGCGTTGGCTTGTAATATCAGATTTACAAATACCATACCATCATGAGCAGGCAGTCAAGAACGTCATTAAACTTGCAAGACGTGAGAAGTTTGACGAGGTTTTATGTGTTGGCGATGAGATCGACTTTCAAACAATTAGCAAGTGGGCCGATGGCACACCTTTGGCTTACAGTCAAACTCTTAACGAAGATCGTGCAGCTTGTCAAGACATATTATGGGATCTTACCGAGTACAGCAAAAAGGCTAGTGTTATCCGCAGTAATCATACTGATCGCCTTTATAGCACTTTACTAAAAGCACCTGGTCTAATAGGTTTACCAGAGCTGCAATATCCTAAGTTTATGGACTTTGCAAGTATGGGCATTGATTATCACAAGACAGCTTATGAGTTTCACCCTGGCTGGGTATTAGCACATGGCGATGAGGGCAGCATGAGCCAGCATGCAGGTATCACAGCTCTTAACCTTGCTAAAAAATGGGGCAAATCGGTCATAGCAGGACACAGCCATAGACTAGGCATGAGTGCCTATACAGAAGCCATAGGAAGCCATTACAGACCCTTATATGGGGTTGAGGTAGGTAATCTAATGGATAGAAAAAAAGCCTCTTATATCCGCTATGGAAGCGCGAATTGGCAGATGGGTATTGCTATACTAGAAGCCGTAGGAAAGACACTAACACCCACGTTAGTGCCGATCAATAAGGATGGCTCATTTACAGCTCTAGGGCGGTATTACGGGTAACATCGTTACCTAATCGTTATACAAACTACGCCCTAAATAATCCACAAAGTCGTACACACATGTCACACTATTGCTATGCCACAAATTGTGGTATGGAAAGTAGGGCTACATGATAGAGACAACAGCACCCTGGCTAGTGCTTTATAGCATCCTGGGTTATTTAATTGGTTGGTACATAATAACAAAAATAATGAATCAAGCCTTTAATCGTGGGTATTGGTCAGGCAGATCAGCTGGTTGGCGAGCAGCTAATGAACATTATGAAAAAGTTCGTAAACTTAAATATGAGTCAGTGTTTGATTATGACAAGCAGAACTGAACTTTTAGATGAATGCGCAGCAATCTTATCCGCAAGAGGGTCTGTTTACGGAAGCAGTCGAAGCAATCACGAGCGGATCAGCGAATTGTGGTCTGCTTACTATGGAAGTTACATATCGCCGATGCAAGTCAGTCTCATGCAACTGCTTGTCAAAGTGTCAAGGCTCTCAGAAACTCCAAATCACAAAGATAGTGTTAAAGACATTATTGGTTACGCAGTCATATACCAAGAGCTGCACGACCAATACGAAAATGATTTTGGAGTAGATGATGGCAATTGATTTGAGTAATTACGAGGACTGTGCAACATTAAACAAATGGTTTCAGGGTAATTATCCTATGGGCTCTATGCGCATTTTAGATAAATACATTGAAGTTATTAAAGATAAAGATGGTAATCGTATTGATGAGTTATTTATAGCCACTACTGGTGTTTATAGAGATAACAACGATACAAGCCCAGCCGTTATGAACATAGCTCGTGGGTTACAAAGTGAATACCCTAAACACATGCAACGCTTTTTTGCCGAGGATGTGATTACGAGTAGCTACGGAAGGTGCTTAGCACTGCTAAAAGCAACAGATAAAACAGCTACAAAGGATGAGATGAGGAAAGTAAATGATCAGCCAATTAAAAACATATATGGCAGAAGTGGCAATTCGCAAGTTATTGAAATGGCACTCAGAAAGTCGTTTGCAGATGATGCTAAACCATCAAGCGATGCAGTCCAGTGGTCAATCGGCGATGTTGCCGAAGCCTTATCGAGCAAACCTAAACCACAAGAATGCGCACATGGCGTAATGATTCTGAAAGAAGGCACAGCTAAAACTGGCAAGCCTTATTATGGTTATGTATGCAGCGCACCTAAAGGTGAACAGTGTGATGCTAAATGGGCAGTTACAGCTGCTAATGGCAGTTGGTTCTTTAGAGAGGAGGATTAAATGGGATACATAGAAGTATTAAACGGTTCAGGCTTTACATTACGCATGGAAAACGATAAAGAAAGCCTAAACTTAAGTGCAGACAGATGTGTATCGTGTAATGATGACAGGTTATTACATGATGGTCAGTATTTGGTTTGTTCTCAGTGCCACTGCAGGCAATAAGAAAGGGGATTTTATCACATGTACACTAAATTTAAGTGTAATGGCTGTGATCGTAAGACTGAGTTCTTATGGCTTGAGCAATTAGATACGCCCGAAGGTTTCAAGGCGTACCAGTGCATGAGCTGCGGAGCGGTGGGAGTAAAAAACATCGCGGAAGCATTGCATATACCTGACAGTAACTTAGATAGATGCAAGCAGTGTGGTGGCTGGCAATTCCTAGGTAGCGGTTGCCACACTTGTGCATTGATAGGGGCTAAGTAATGCCTACTTATGAATACAGCTGTGCAGAGTGCGGCACTTATGGATCTACTAGCAGCTCTTATTTAGATAATCTGCCTATTATGGAATGTCCTAAATGCATGACCATTATGAATCGCATTTACTCAGCACCAGGCATTGTGTTTAAGGGTAGCGGATGGGGTGGTCAATAATGGATGCTGGCTATGCAGAGACTTGGTTAGAGACCGATGATCTACGCATTATGACTTGCCGTCTGACCTGCGGTTATGTTAATTGATTTGACAGGGCATGCTACCCTAAACAAGCATGTGATCTTAAATCACAAAGCTGGGCCGCCAAGGGCAAGGCCCGGAAGGTGCAGAGTTTGGGCCACCTTATTGTTAATTGCATTTAACTTTATCTTTGTAAAAGATTATTCCGTTGCTAAAGAGAATTACAAACCTACACATTATAAGCAATACATACTTATAGAATTACAAGACTTTACAGAAGCTTATTGCCTAATAGATCTATATACAGCTGAGAGCAGGCTAAACCCCAAGGCACGTAATGGCTCACACTATGGCATACCACAAGGTAGGTCTAAGTATCTAGCCACAGTAGATGGTACTAAGCAGATAGACTGGGGTATCAAATACAATCTAAATAGATATGGATCTATGTGTAAAGCATTAGAGCATTACAAAATAAAGGGATGGCATTGAGTCGTAAAGCAATAAGCACAGGTAAGTGGAAGAAGCTAAGACTTACGATTCTTGACAGAGATGGCAGACAATGTGCGCTTTGCAATAAGCCAGGCGATACTGTAGACCACATAATACCTAGAGTTAAAGGTGGCGACATGTGGGCTAGCGATAACTTACAAGTTCTATGCAAGTCATGTAACAGCTCTAAAGGTGGTCGTTTTTTTAGCCACAAGGCGAC